CGGTCACTTGGATGTTAATCCGACTCGACCCTCCAACCCTATGGCAGACAAGGTCTGAACTATGCGTCTTTCCGTCTGACTGGCTAGGAGTTTAGGGTTAGTCAAAGCGTTCACAATCAGGTTTTCACCTAACTGTTTATGAACAAGAACAGAACTTCCTTTTGGGAAGCGATGTTTGCCGGATAAAGCCTTTTCCCAAAGGCGCCGGTTAGCTTGCTGATCCTTGTCCTCGTTAGCCCAGTTGGGAACGGGGCTCACATTCGTTGATCCCGTTAGGAACCTCGTATAAGGTCCAAAGCCCATCCCGAGTATTTGCAAAGCAATGTCGGGAACCCTAAGGTCCGGTTTCGACCGCAAAAGGTCTAGAGCCGCTGATCTACTGTTTCTTACGTTGTTAGCGTAATAATACAGGGGATGGCTACGCATCAGGTCTGCACCCGCTTCGTCGATGATTGTTCCCATGGGGATGTCAATCACTGTATCCTCAAGAACGATCTGGCTACGGATCTTGGAAGCTAAAAAGTACAACCAAGGATGGATTTCCATAGCTTCTAACTTGTCGAATTTACTCGACAGCGGTTTATGGTCCCTAAACCCCACACCTCCTAATTCAAGGGGGATGGTTAAGAGAGGAACCAGAAATCTTTGTTTGGTGGGATACGCTCGCTTAATGAACGTTTGTAAGAAGCGCAGACGCGCTCTCCACCCGTCCACATTTGCAAGGTCCACCAGAAGAGGGACGGCTTGGCGCCAGTCTTTGACCGATGATAAGACCATATTGGGTCTAATCGGAAATAAGGGCTGGCCCTTCCAAATAGTAATCTTCGCAAACTCGGAGACTGGCGGAACACCAGTTTTACCTCCAGAGATGTGCGATTTTGCTAAGTTGATCTTCATACCTAAGTCTGTGACGACCCTGTGGTAGCAGTCAGCCACAGTTTTGGACGCAATAACTACGTCATCTCCACAGATAACATATTTATCGAAGGGGGTGACAGGGATCTTACGACCCCGTGCCTTCCAGGACGAAAACTGCACAAGGAAGTGATGTGTCAGTGCCATTAAAGGCCAGGAGGCATAAATGCCCATTGGCTGGCCAACAGACCATCTAACCTTCATGGTTTGGCCCGATTTTGGGAGTGTTACCTTCCAATCACGGTCAACCATCACAGTACGAACGGCGGAAGCAAACGGTTTTCCGAACCGCTGCTCTAGAAGAATCAACTGGCAATCTATCGGAAAGAGATCCGTGCATGAAGATTGATCGAAAGAGTAAATACTTCTTCCGGACTCATTCTGCCACGTTTGGATTTTACCGACTGCCGACCTCTGGTCATAAGTGCAATCCGCGGGGAATTGAGATAAAACTCGCATTAGCCACGAATGCAGAGGGCGCATGGTAGCCTGACTAAAGTAGTCTGGGCTAGCCACTAACCTGACCTTTCCGGCTTTCTCAAGGATTGGGGTGACCTTTCCCGGACACGTTGCCGGAGGTTTACTCCAGCTCTTTGAGCGAGAAATTAGATCGTCTCCCGAATCGCCCCATTGTTCAGTAGAACTCAGGGACTCACCAGGGCTAGCTTGTTCACATATAAGCTGCCCAAGGTGTAGGATTGCATCACCTAAGGGATCACCGTTAGCGGTCTTGCAACTTTTTACAGTTACATAATCCCGATGGGCCATTTCGGTCAACGGACCGTTTGGACCAGATTTCCGAGAGTAATATGGGAGGTTAGTATCTCTCATTTCGCTCCGGTTAGTCACCCTGATAGCTTGTTTCCAAGCTTTGCAAACAGGGTGATTCGGGTTAGACTCGATGAACTTCTTGACAAAGTCCTCGAACTCAGAAATTACTTTCCGAGCTTTCTTGGGTAACCGGGATCCTTCGATGATTCGAAGTTGGTTCCGAATGGTCGCCTCATCAGGTGTACCTTCCCAAAGGTCGGTAACCCTAACGAGTGTCAGGACAGCGGATAAGAGTCTCGCGTCGTAATGACAACACTTAACTTTCTCCACTAACGGGCGAACGAGATCAGGAAGACCGTCTTTAGCCTTTACAAAGGGCATCGGATCGGTCTGCTCACCAAGGATGGTGAGCCACCCTTTAGACAGGATGTCTTTCATCCGTTTCACACCTTGATTCCCTTCACTCTTTTGCCATTTATCAGTCGTCTGGACAATAGTCTTATACCATTGTTTTAGACCACAGAGTCTTGGCTCGAGTGTAGTGACCAGATCAAACAAGATCACTGTCGCTTTGGATTGAGCGTCAGTCATACTGACTCGCCTCCTTTCGAAGTGTCTGATGGCAGTTGCCTACCCTCAGCTTGGTAACCTTGTGAGGAGGGGGCCGAAGGCCCC